GCCGGAGGGGCCTCCGGGGTAAACACGGTCGAGGAACCGAAGTTCGTGCCGCGCTTAAAGGTGACGGTGTTGCAGCTCATCGGGTCTTATCGTTGCGGGAGTTGGAAGGGGGAGGGGGGGGTTAGACCGTTTGGGCCAGATTGCCGATGGCCGTGATCGGAGTCCCGGCCCATGCGCCGCCGCCCACGTAGACCAATGAGGTGTTCATAAGCGCCGTATAGTTAAACGTGCCGCCGTACCCGGTGACCGCTTGCCCTACCAGTTCAGTCACCAGCGTGTCCTCGTCGAAGCCTGCCGAGTTGACGACCGAGTCGATAGGGGGCGGCCCTGATGGGTCAACCTGTAGATAAGGGAACACTGGCTGAAAGGGTTGAGCGGGCGGAGCAGGGATAACGTAGCCGCCCTTGACGAAACTCGCAGACGCAGCCGAGGTAAAGTAATACGTCACGTCCCATTCAAGGTTGTGGTACTGCTCCACGGTAGGCACTCGGTAGTCGTTTGTGCCGACGTATTGCCCGACCGCCCGACGCAGCCTTCCCCAAGTCGAAACTCCTCCGAACAGTGAAGTATCCGGGCCTCCGATTAGGTAGCCCATTATACGCGGGCGAAGTAGTATTGCGCCGTGGTCGTTCCCAGCTTGAGGCGGTCGCCCCACAGCGAGCCGGTGACGATCTGCGTGACGCTGCTGCCGACGACCGTTGCGATGAGGATGTAGCCGTCGGTGTCCGTGTCCGCAGGGATGGTCGTGTCGATGTCCCACTCGAAGTTCGTCGTGTCTGGGAAGTTTGGCGAGAGGTACGGATGCCTGATGAATACGTCGTAAGCGCCGGTCGCGACCGTGATGGTGCTGGCGATGTTCCCAGGCGTAACGTTGTTAGTCGAACCAGTGACGATGCTGTAAGTGTCGGAGCCACCACCGCTGCTGACGTAGACGACCTGATAAGGATGAGTCGGAGTGACAGGGCCTGGCTCGTTGATGCACGCTCCGCCATCGTAGTCGACAGGTATGGTCGCGGCGCCAGTCATGTTGGTCATGCCAGCCGTCGAGACGTCGCCCGTAAAGCCATCACAAGCCACGCACTCGGCCTTGTTTACAATCTGGTCCCAGTTTGCGGCGTAGTTCACATTGTACGGATCATCGGCTTCGTCTTCCCCTGGCACGTTCCGCAGCTGAACCATGCCAGTCTGCATCGGGGTCGTCAGGTCGATGTTCCCGGTGTGGTACTGGGTGATGTCGAAGTCGTAGGTGTAGGCCGTGACGCCTGCCGTGTTAAAGGTCAGGAGCGGGGCGTTCAGGCCGGCCAGTTCGTTACAGAAGGTGACGTAGTAGGAGCCCTCGGTCGTGCGGCTGACCTCCACGTTGCCAGTAAAGCCGATGGTCACAGGGTTTCCGCCAACTGTGAAGGTTATGCCAGGGATGGAGTTTAGGCAGTCGGCCAGCGTCAGCTCGTTGGAGTAGATGGGGGCAACAGCGTCCCAGAAGTCAGTCACTGGGAAAGCGACGGTCGAGGTCGAGGCGCCGCAGCTGATGAGGGCCGTACCGCCAGACGCCTTGCCGATCAGGCTGATGTGTTGGACTTGGTTCTGGACTAGCGGGATGCCTGCGCGCTCTTGTCCGCCGGTCATAGAGAAAGTGTTGGCCGACGCGGTGATCGTGGCGATGGCCTTGTACGAGTAGCCTAACTTGCGAGGGTTTAGCCAGGAGGTGTGACAATGGCCCCAGTCGAGGGGCAGGCCGGTCGACGCGTGGTCGTAGCCGGTCATCTTCTGGACGTTCATCGTCTGGACAAAGATTGAGGGGCCGGGGTCAACGGCGACCTTGTTCGTGTCAGTGCTGTTCGACGCGGCAATCAGGGCCAGTGTCGGCAGGCCAGTGTTGACCACCGAGGACGAAGAGAAGGGCGCAACGCCTACGTCCACGTCCCACTTAAAAGCCCAGAGGGTCAGCGGGTCGTTAGTGTCAGATAACTCATAGCCGCCGCCGTCTTCCATCCACCACGTCAGGGAGTAGGAGGGGTCGTCGTACGGGTAGATCGGGTAGAGGTCGCCGTAGTTCCGCGTACCGCTCGGGCAGATTTGCACCTTGTTGGCGAACGCCTGCATGATGCGGGTGTCAGCGCCGGACTTGATGATAGGCATCGGGCCTGCCGTGTAACCGATGGCGCCCACGCCGATCTGAAGATAGCGCTGGCCGTTGATGCTGACGATCTGACACTCAAAGGGTGAAGGGATGCCGCCAGTGCCTTCACCGTAGACGAGCTGCTCGGGGAGGCTTGAAGCGCCTAGGACGAACTCGGGGGCGAAGACTAGCGCGTCGCCGACGGGTGGAGTCCACGGTTTGTCGATGTCCAGGGACGTGCCCTGGCTAGAGGACACGAAGTTAAAACCATTCCCGGGCTGGATGGTCATGGCTTAGATGTTGACGTAGACGCTCGAATCCCAGCCGACCCGTGAATAGCGGATTTCGTACATGACTTTATAAAGCGAACCGAACTCCTCGACGTTAACCTGCGAAAGGAGGTTGCTGTTTCCCCCACCAGATCCAGCGCCGACGATTGCCCAGTCTGGGATTAGGGTCCAAGTGCCGAAGTCTGTCGTGGCTGTTGCTGAGTTTAGGTAGCCAAGAATGTCGATAACGTAAGCCGCGTCTTTCATGTAGATGACGCCGGAATAGGTCGTAGTCGTGGCAAGGTAGTTAGTCTTTCCGTAGTAGTTAGGGTAGGCCGGGTCGACGAAGCCGATGAAACGGCCACCCAGTTCAGACTCAAAGCAGGCGCCGTTGTCGCCGATGTAGGACTGCTTCTTTGAGATGATGATGGTCTTGCCAGAGATGACTTGAGTGACGAAGTCGGCAGGGTCTTTAATTTCAACCAGCGGCCCTAGATCAGACTGGACGTAGGCCGTGCCGGCAATTGGCCCAGTCGTGAATGACGCGTCAAAGTTAAAGAAGTTTGGATGCGTCGTCAGGTTCTCGGTCGTCAGGCCGTTAGCCGAAGAGGTGTTCGCCAGGGTGTATTCGCCCGCGTTAATGGCCGTGTCGATACCGACGTAGTCCACTGTCAGCGTGGCGATGTCGAGCATGTCCCAGCTGACCTTCCACTTGTCGAGTTTGAGGTAGGAGTAGGCGGCGTCAGGGTGTGCGCTGCCCTTTACTGCAAACGCGTCGATGTCGAAAGTCGTGTCGACCTTGTAGACAGTCGTCGAGGTGTTGAGGCCGAAGCCGTCAGCCACCACCGTCCAGCCAGGTTGGAGCAGGGCAGTGGTTAAGGGGTCGCCGTTAATTACGATAGCCATAAAGTTAGGTGGTCATGGTTGTCTGTTCAACCTTGGTAAAGTCGATTGGCACTCCGCCGCCGCCAGGGTTGGCTAGGATTTCTAGGAGCGCGGTCTGCTTGCGGGTCTCTTCGAGCTGCATGGTCATGGCCTCTATGACCGGGTTAGCGCCGACGCCGACGACGTTGGAGAAGCCCTCCGGGCCTTTAAAGGTTGTGCCCTTGGCCTTGGCGGCATCGTCGGATGCCTTCTGGGCGGCGGTCTGGGCGGCGGCAGCGGCGGCAGGATCAGCAGGAGCCATCGAGGCGGAGCGTTCGTTAGACAAGGCAGCACGGCGCGACAGCACGTCCTGCATCTCAGGGTCTGAGGCCATGCTACTCACTCCAGTAAACATTGCCGTGTGCTTAAGACGACGTCGTGCCATCTCAAGACCGCCCTTGCCTTCGCCTTCGTCAAGGTACTGTTTAAGCGCCAGGTTCGCTTCACTGTCGCCAAAGACGCCCTGCTCGTCGCCGGCATCAAGGAACGCTTGGGCCGATTCCTCGCGTTGCTTCTTGGACATTTTCTTTTCTTTTGAAGTATCGGTGACGCGTGCGGCGGCTCGGGCCATGTCGGTTGCACCTTTGTCAGCGAAGACCGATGTGCCTTTGGCGGCAAAGTCTAGGATGTCCTTTGTGTCCTGCTTGGCCTTAGCGATAGCGTTAGAGATAGCCGAGATAGCCGAGTTGAGGAGGACTAGCGGAGCAACGAAAGCAAAGGCAATGTCCTTGAAGGCCATGCTGAACTTGCGGCCAATGTCGTCGACCTGCTTGCCGAAGCCGACGGTGGCGGCCTTGGCCTTGTCCATCGCCTGCGGGACGTCGGAGGTGGTCTTAATATTGACTGTCAGTTCTTGGGCCATGTCAGGGGGTTTCCTTTGCAGGATTGGAAGCGGGCGCCGCGTTGTCCTTGGCTTCCTCCTCGGCCATGAACGCTTCCTCCTCGGGCGACATGATCGCCACGTCCGCACCCTTGGAGATAGCCAGGGCGGAGTTAAGCCAGATGGCCTGACACTCCGGCATCTCCCAAGCTCGCTGCTCTTCGATGCCTGCACTAATCAGTGAGGCGACAATCGAAAGCGGCCAGGGCACGCCCTTGCTTCCTCCGCTGCTCTTCTTGGTTTTCTCCCAAAACTTGGGCCAGTCGTTGACGAGGATGTAGCCGGAGAAGGCTTCGAGCATGGCCTCGAACTTGGCAGGTCGGCGAGAGAGGTGCAGCATCCGCAGCTGATCGCGCCAGCCGATCTCGCCTAGGGGTTCCTCGGCGCACACTTGGCAGGCGAAAATAAGGTCGGCAGGCGTCACGCCGCGAGAGCCGGTGACTAGCGGGGAGTCGAAGGCCATCAGCCGCACACGGTACTTCAGGCACCAAGGGTAAAGGGAACGACCCAGCAGCCGAAAGGGAGCGGGGTCGATGAAGGCAGAGAGGAACCGTTTGTCCATGCCGCCTAGTGTAGCCCACTTGGGGCCAAGTCAATTAGGCAGGCGTGATGCCTTCGTAATCGATAGCCGTGATGGACACACTGGTGAACCCCTTATTTTGTCCCTTATCGTCTACCTTCGTTATTACGAAAACGCCCGAAGCCGAAGCCGAACCGCCAGGGTAGGCGGAGTTCGTGTTTAGCGTAAAGGTTAGCACGGCGCCAAGCTGCGGAATTGATGCAGTCTTGGCGATGCCCTCCACAGTAATCTCGGACTTGCGATCGTCGAGCCTATGGGTCTTGGTCAGGCCAGTCTCATCGACCACCGTGGCCTCAGCGTTGAAGGAGGACGAGAGCGAGTAGCTTTGCACGAATAAATTTCCGAAGGTACCATTTGCGATACCGTATATGCAGGAAGTGCCGTTGTTGATGCTTGCCATGGGTAGGGTGGTAAAATTTTAGAGGGTTAGGCCTTCGTAGTTGCTTGGTTTGGTAACCTTACGCGGGGAAGACGGCCAGCAGGTCGAACGTGAACGAGGTCGCCCAGGAGCGCTCGTCGATACCCTCGTCTTCGGACTGCATGGTAACGTCATAGCAGGACGCGTCCCCAGTGGCCGTAAAGGCCGCCTTGATGGAGACCAGGTCTCGCATATTGCCGGACAGGGCAGCGCAGCGCAGGCGGTGATCGGCGAGGGTCGTGTCGTCGGCGTTCGAGAAGAGGGTGATGCGGACCGAGCAGGAGAAGTTGCCTTCGCCTTCGGGGAGGTCGTTGGGAGCCTTAGCCGAGTCGCAAAGTACCACGGCCTTGGGTAAGGTCTGGGTGGCGTTGTTGTCCCCGGTCAGGAAGGTGACGGTGGTCAGCCCGGTCTGGGTCGAGAGGTAAGTCGCGACGGTGGATTCCACGATGTGGCGGATAGATGCAGTGCCCATAAAGTTTTAACGGATTGAGCCGTTGTTAAAGTTTTTCACGTCTCGGTTTAGGAAGTTCTCTAAGTCGCGATAAATGCGGTTGTAAGCAGTAGCGTAGATAAGCCCTTCAACGTTGTTCTTAGTGGCCTTGTTGCCAGCGTTGCCGATGGCGTTGCCGAAACGGATGCTGACCGCAGATGGGTTTGTGTATACGTTGTGAATGGCGTTGCCAGGGAACCTCTTGACGTAGTTAGCGACGCCCTTGCGGCCGAAGTTCTGTTCGACCCCTTTCTTCTTTGGCTTAGGAAGGGACTGCATGACGTTCCACCAGCCGGACTTAAGTTTACCGACTAGGTTTTGTTGCTCCTTGATGTACGCGTTAAGCTGAGACTTAGACTGAACAAGGAACTTACCAAGATAGTCACCCTGATTTCTAACGATCTTCGTCTTGCCCTGTCTGCTGGTATACTTGTACCGGCGATGGATAGGAGCAATATCTTCAACGACCTTGTTGCCTAGGTTGACCTGGCTGGCGTTAAAGAAGTTCTGAGCTTTACCGTAAGCCCGGATAATATCCGAGTCTCGAACAATCTTATTCACGACATCTGACTGAAAACGTATTGAGGAGTCTTGGGCCGCTTTATGGGCAACGGTAAAATCCGCATATCGACGCATCTTTGCAGAGGATGCCAGGTTGTTCAGGTGCATGGCGCCAGCCACACGAGTCTTATCGTTGACGCCTACAAAGAGCGTATTGAGGTCACGGGCTACGGCTCGATTGCCTACGAGCTCTGCCTGCTTAGTTTCACCCTTGCCGCCGCCTTCTGCAAATGGAGGGGTAAATGTGATTGCATCGCGGCACATCAATGCGGCCTCACGCAGGGCAGCGTACTCGATAGTATAGCCGACCTCCTTGGCGAACTCGGTCAGCGCCTTGTTAAAGCTACGCACATCTCCATGAATGAGACCCATGGCGTTACTGGTTATCGTCGATGACGACGAGCGTGATCCATGCCGACCCGGGCTTGTGCGTCTGGGTCGTGATGCGGACGGTCTTCCCGCCGGCGACGATTTTCTTCCCTTGGCCTAGGCTGGCGATGGGGACACCTGCCGACAGTAGGGCCGCCGAGGACCCATTAGAGCCGTCTGGGAGGGTCCAGGAGGCCGTTACAGCGGGCATCCTGACCGAGTACTGGGTCCGCTCCATGTACCCCCCT